TATAAATTTAAATGTAATATAATATAGGTGTGAATTATTTCACATATTAAATATCCTTTTCATATTTTTTATTTACAGCGTGAATTATTTCACGCTTTTTTTAGTGGAGTCTAAATGTATAAAACAAAAGAACAAAAACAAAGATTCTATAAGAGTAGCAATTGGTTAAAATTGAGACTGAAAGCATTAAAGAGGGACAACTATGAATGCCAACAATGCAAGAGGTTGGGGAAGGTGAGTAAGGGGCAAAATGTTCATCATAAATTAGAAATAGAGTTTTACCCTGAACATGCACTTGATATTAATAACCTAGAAACATTGTGCATTAATTGTCACAATGTTGAACATAATAGATTGTTTGGTAATAATAGCAAACGGAAACAATGGGATGATGAAAAGTGGTAATGTTAGGCATAATTCTTATCATTCTATTTAAAAACCCCCCTTAAAAATTTTTTGAAAAAAATTTTTTCTCTAGGAGCGGGCGGGTCTCTTTTTCGGAGCTGAATCGATATTTTTTTCACGAGGGGGGGGAGTGGTATAGCTAAAGATAAAAAAAAATCGACCGTAAACAGAAGTGAATTGAAAAATTTTCTTTTGGAAAAGATTAATCAACCTGATAATATTCTTGAGATTGAGAAGGTAAATAGGTACATGCAATTTGTCGAATTAATAGCGAAACTTAAGCAAGATATTAAAAAACAAGGAGTAACTATTGTAGTAGAAAATGGTAGCCAAAGCTATATAAAAACTCATCCTGCTATCGCTGAAATTAGTAAATTAAACACTAGTATGCTTGCAATCGAAAGAACATGGAATTTTAAAGTTGATTACATAGAAGATATTAATGATGATGATCTAATATGATTTTAAATAGATATGTAGAAGAGTATATTAGTGATTATCGTGAAGGTAGAATAATATTAAATAAAGAACGTATTCAGCTAATAGAAATATTAGAGAAATATGTTTTTCCACGAGATGATATATATTTCAATGATGATTTAATTGAAAAGTGTATAAAGTTTGGAGAGAAATATTATTTTAAATTACAACCATTTCAAAAGTTTATAATTGCTTTCGTTTTTTTATTATACAAGAAAAATGATAAGGCATATTATAGACGTTTTTTTATTATGATGGGACGTGGTGGAGGAAAGAACGGATTAATTTCTGTTTTAACCAATTTTTTAATTAGTTCACTTCACGGGATTCCAGAATACAATATTTCAATAGTTGCTAACTCTGAAGAACAAGCGAAAACATCTTTTAAAGAAAGTTATAATGTAATAACTGAAAATCCTCGAATGAATAAAAGTTTTAAATGTACACTTGAGGAAATACAAAACAAAAAAACAAAAAGTGTTTTGAAATTTAGAACCTCAAACGCAAGTACTAAAGACGGATTGAGAGATGGGGCGGTAGTATATGATGAAATTCATCAATATGAAAATCACAATACAGTTAGGGTATTTTCTAGTGGATTAGGAAAAAAGAAAAATCCACGAGAGTTTTTTATCACTACAGACGGATATGTGAGAGATGGATACTTAGATAAACAGAAGGCGAAAGCTAGTAAAATATTAAATGGTGAAAACCCTAATAGTAATATGTTTGTTTTCATCTGTAAGCTTGATGATTATGAAGAAATTGATAATCCAGATGTCTGGGAGAAAGCTAATCCAATGTTTTGTAATCCTAAAAGTGAATACGGAGACAATCTTTTTGATGTTGTCTTTGATGAATATAGAGATTTAGAAGATGAACCAGAAGGTCGTGAAGAATTCATAACTAAACGTATGAATCTTCCTGAAGCTGATTTAACTAAAAGTGTTGCTACTGATGAAGAAATTTTCGCGACTAATAGACCGATGCCGAACGTCAAACATAGAACATGCATAGGGGGACTAGACTTTGGTTCTATCCGAGATTTCACAGCTGTAGGATGTTTATTTAAAATAGATGGCGATTATGTTTGGAAAACTCACTCTTTCGCAAGAAAAGAGTATCTTGATAAAGCAAAATTGAAACCACCTATAAGGGAATGGGAAAAACAAGGACTTTTAACCGTTGTTGATGAGCCATCAATAAATCCTGAACATGTTGTAAATTGGTTTGTAGAAATGAGAAAAGAGCATGGGTTAGAGACTATAGTTGCGGATAATTATAAACTAGATTTATTACGACCACTTTTGGAAAAACAAGGATTTGAGGTTATATGCATTAGAAATCCTAAAGCTATTCATCCTCTACTAATTCCTAGAATAGAGAGTGCTTTTGCTAACCGTCAAATTATTTGGGGTGACAATCCTTTAATGAGATGGTACACGTTTAATGTTTATGTGAATATAAAAAAAGATGGAAATAAGGTATATGAGAAAAAGGATGAACATAGAAGAAAAACAGATGGATTCCAAGCATTTGTACACGCTATGTATAAGGCTGGAGAGTTGCTTAATGATGAAGTTGATTTCTTCTTAAATAATTTAGAATTTTAAAAAAAGAGGTGAGATTTTGGGATTTTTTGGTAAAAAAAAAGAAATCGACATACTCCTAGATTTAGATTTAATAGAAAATAGCTATGAGAATGTACATATGAAAAATATGGCATTACATACAAATATAGATCTTATTGCAAGAACTATTTCACAATTAGAATTTCTTGTTGTAAAAAATGGTGAATATATTAAAGATAGGTTATATTACAAACTAAATGTTAGACCTAATAAAAATCAGAATGCTTATGAATTTTGGAAGCAATTTGTAGAAAATATATTTTATGAAAATGAGTGTTTAATTATTAAAACTGATTCTGATGATTTAGTTATCGCAGATGATTTTCATAGAGAAAAATCTGCACTGTATGAAGACAAGTTTTCTAATGTGCAAATTGACACTTTTAGATATGATAGAGATTTCTATAGTGAAAGTGTATTGTATTTTCAATATAGCAACCGCAGATTACAAAACTTTGTAAATGGTATATATAAAGATTATGGAGAACTTTTTACTAGAATGATAGCTTTCCAGAAAAGAAAATCTCAAGTAAGAGGGGTTACTAAAATTGATGCGACAAAATATGATAAGAGTAAAACTCATGAGATACAAGAGTTTATTAACAGACTGACTAAAGCGTTTAGAGACCAGGAGTATGCCAATGTACCTATGCAAGAAGGGCTTGAGTACAATGAGGTCAATAAGAACAATGTTAAGGCTGAATCTGTTGATGAAGTAGCAAAAGTTGTTAATAACTTTACTAATCATATAGCTAATTGTTTAGGTATACCTGTTGGTCTATTGAATGGAAATTTAGCGGATGTTGAGAAACAAACAGACAACTACATGAGATTTTGCATAAATCCATTAATTAAGTTTATTATTTCTGAATTTAATGGGAAATTTTTTACAGAAAAAGAAATATTAAATGGTGATGGATTAGAAGCAAATACAACTCCGATTATGATTTATAATATATTTAACTCTGCGAGTTCTATTGATAAGTTAATTGCTAGTGGGATGTACACTATTAATGAACTTAGATTGAAATTAGGTGATAAATTGTCTACTGATGAATTAGCCAATAGACATCACATAACTAAAAACTATGAAACTTTAGGAGGAGGTGAGAAAGGTGACAAAGAAGAAAGTTGATTACTTTTTTAATTCAGTACAAAAAAACGGAAAAACTGAACTAACAATTAGTGGTGCTATAGGTGAAAGTTCATATTTTTTTGAAGCAACGTCAGCTAAGGATGTAAGAGAGGTTTTAGAAAGTGTTACTGGAGATATTCATATATATTTGAATAGTAGTGGAGGAGATGTCTTTCAAGGAATTGAAATCTACAATTATTTAAAAAATATATCGAATAATGTTACTGTTGAGATAACAGGGACAGCATGTAGTGCGGCTTCTATCGTTGCAATGGGCGCAGATAAATTAATTATGAATACTGGAACTTCACTTATGATTCATGAAGCTTCAACATTTGCTTGGGGAAATAAAAATGATATCAAGAAGGTATTAGGAGCATTAGAAACAATTGATACACTAATCATTGATATATATAGTGAAAAGACTAATATCGATAAATCGGAGTTGGAGAACTATCTTTTAAATGAAACATGGTTTACAGCAGATGAAGCTGTAGAACTTGGTTTTGCTGATGAGAAAAAATCAGAAGAGAACGCTGATAAAGACATAGAAAATCTACTAACTAATGATTTTATCGAGAATTTATTTAAAAATAAAACATTTGTAAAAAAAGTTTCTAGTATGGTAAATAATAATATGTTAGATAATAAAGAGGAAGAGGAAACTACAAATAACAGTGGTTTCTTTTTATAATGGAGGAAAATAAATGACAATTAAATTTAAAAATTTCGAAGAGAAAAAACGTTTATATGCTGATTCAGTGTTAAATAATGAATCAAAAGAAACACAAAGTAAAGCATTTGAGGATATGATGTCAACAATGGTTGATGAAATCAGAGATGATATTTTATCAAATGTGAATACTAATAATATGGATAATATTATTTTAAGTAATAGAGGACAACAAGTCTTAACATCTGAAGAATTAAAATTCTTTAACACTGTAATTGAGCAAGGTGGATTTAAAGAACATGATACTTTACCGAAAACAACTCAAGAGCGTGTTTTTGATGATTTAGTAAAAGAACATCCACTATTAGAAAAATTAGGATTGCAAAACTATGGAGCTATTACAGAATTTATCTATGGTAATCCAGAAGGTGCAGCAGTTTGGGGAGAGTTATTTGGAGGAATTCAAGGTAGTTTAAATGCTAACTTTAGAAAAGAAAAAATCAGTCAATACAAACTTACAGCATTCTTTGCGGTGTCTAATGATATGTTATCATTAGGGCCTGTTTGGGTGGAAAAATACGTAAGAACATTCTTAGTAGAAGCATTAAAAGTAGCTTTAGAAAAAGCGTTTATTTTAGGTGATGGGAAAAGTCAGCCTATCGGATTAAATCGTGACTTATTAGCTGCGGTAAATCAAGGAAAATATGCTGAAAAAACTTCAGCAGGTACTTTAACATTTAAAGATACTAAAACTATCATTGCTGAAATTGCAGGGGTTCATAAAAAACTTGCAAAATATAAACGATTGAAAAAAGATGGAGTTACTGAAGAGGATGAGTTCCAAGCTAGAAATATTTCTGGTAAAGTTGTTATGCTTATTAATCCGTTTGAATATTACGATATTATGGCAAGAGCAACTGTTCAAAATTCTGCTGGAACTTTCATTACTGCTTTACCATTTAATCCAACGATTATCGAATCAATTTTCGTTCCAACAGGAAAAGTTATTTTCTTTGTAGAGGGGGAATACTTAGCGATTACTGCTGGAAGTTTTGGAATTAATAAATTTAAGGAAACTTTAGCTATGGAAGATGCAACATTATATATTACTAAAATGTATGCAAATGGTAAACCAAAAGATAACTACGCAGCACAAGTATATGATTTAAATATTACACCACTAGCATAGGAGGATAAGTTATGGTTAAAGTAAAAATTTTAAGTTCTTTTGTAGATAAATATTCTGATGAAGTATATAAAGTAGGTGATACTGTAGATTTTCCTGTTGAAAGACTAAAAGAGCTAAAACAAAATTTATCAGTTCATGATAGAGAATTTTTCGAAGAAGAAACGAAAGAAGTCAAAGCTGTTGAAAATGTTGAAGAAGAAAAAGTAGAAGTAACATCAGAAGAGAAAACTGAAGAAGAAAAAGTAGAAAAATCTGTAGAAACTACGGAAGAATAATCTATGGATGAGTTATTAAAAAAGTTAAAAGATAGATTACATATTTTACATAATGATGAAGATGAGCAACTTAAACAGTTGCTTTCTTCATCTATTTTTTCGTTAAAAAATCAGTGTGGATATTTTGATGAGACAACTAATCTTTTAGCACAGGAGTTAATTTTTGAAAGAGTTAGATATGCATACAATGATAGTTTAGAATATTTTGATAAAAATTTTAGGACGCAAATTATTAATCTTGCTTTATCAGTAGGAGAAATAGAATGATAAATCTAGGAAAAAAACAAGAAAAAGTTAATCAGACATATAATGATGGAATAGTTAAATTTGTAAAGTATGAGTTTGGAAAAGATAAGTTTAACACTAAATTAACATCAAAAACTGAAAAAGAAATTAATAAGTTTTGGTTTAGGAAGTTAAATATTACATCTGTAGAAAAATATCAAGCATTACAAGTTGATACAGAAGTATCAAGAAGAATAGCAATTCGTTTATTTCCACAGATTGATGATTATATTTTAAGTGATCTATTTATCATTATTAAAAATAAATCCTATACGATTTCTAGAATTTGGCATAATCATAAAAAGAATGAGACTGAATTATCATTGGTAGAGGTGATAAAAAATGAGCGTTAAAGAGTTAATATTTCAGACTATATCAGACATGGAATTGAATATTCCAGTTTCTTATGGGTTTAGTGATGATACTGATTTTCCTAAAATTGTATATTTTCATGTACATACTACAGAAAAAAGATTATCTGATAAACGAAAAATTAAACACCATGTATATCAGTTAAATTTCTATGATCTAGCGCCACATGATTTAGATGGTTCAGAAATTTTACAAAAGATACAAAACTCATTGGATGGTACTAAATTAAATACTGGTTCTTGGCAAGAAGTAATTGATGTGGATGCTGATAGAAAAGAAACTCAATTTATGTATTTCTTGGAGATTTACTCATGACAATAGAATTTGGCTTTAGTGGAGCAATTGCTAAGTTAAATAAGATTAGAAGTAATGCTAAAACTATTAATAGCATAGTAGAAAAAGAAGCAGAAGAAATTAAAGATGATGCGAAAAAAATCGCTACTAGCAGAGGTTTAAAAGTAACTGGTGCTGGTGTCGAGGGGATTATTACAAAACATGAATTATATGAAAGTACAGTAGGTTGGGCAGGAAGGCCCAATCTACATTTATATTTTCATGAAGTAGGATTTCATGCTGGGTTTTCTAAAGCTACTAGTAGAGAAAGACATGGTAAGCGTGCAAGAAGATATAAAAAAGGAACTAGAAAATATGTTGCCCCTAAGCCACACATTAGGCCTGCAACATTACAACATAAAGATTCATTTGCTAAGAAAGTTAAAGATAAATTATTAAATAAATAGGAGGAACTGAAATGACAGTAACTAAAGAGAGAGTAGAAAGAGCCTTAATGACAGGTATTGGCGCTGGTTATTTACAAAAAGTAAAGACAGAACCAACTAGCGAAAGTGGATTAACATATGAGGATAAAACATATGAAGTATTTGCAATCGATAAAGTAGCATTTAAAGGACAAACAAAAAATAAAACAGTATATTTATCAAATAATAAACTACGCGATATTGTTAAATTCTCAAGTGCAGAGATGACGGTAGATATTGGATTTTTCCCAGAAGGTTTCGTAGAAGAAATGAGTGGAATGATTAAACTAGCTAATGGTGCATATGTTCAAGGTGATAGTCCGAAGTATAAATATTTTAGATGGTCATTCCCTGTTACAGATGAGAATGGAGGAGAAATTATTTTTAACTTCCCATTCTGTCAGTTAAAACATCCAGATTTTAATGCAGAGACTGAAACTGATGAGAAAAAAGAAAATATCGCACAGGTTACTATTGAGGCATTCCCAGTAATTGGAAGTGATAATAAATCTGTGTATAGTAAAATCGATTTACGTACAACTAAAATATATGATCGTGAGAAGTTATTGTTAAATGGTTTCCATGATGCAGAAACCTTAAAAGCTTGTATTAAAGAAGGTCAAACAGATTCTACAGTAGTCCCTAGAGGATAATATAAAAGGAGTAAAGAGCCGACATAAGTTGGCTCTTTTTTGGAGGTATAAATGAGTATTTTTACAAAAAGTATTAAAACATTTAAAACAGATATTTTAGGACATGAAATTGAATTGAAATCTAATTTAGCAGTATGGCTACATCTGGAAGCAGACTTTGGGATTAAACAAGGAGAGTGGGCAGATGTATATTTAAAAGAAAAAAATATAGCTAGCGCTAAGTTTTTAGTATCTATTTTGAAAGCTAATAAGATGGAAACAACACTAGAGGAAGTATTAGAGAATGTAACTGACACTGATCTAGAAGTATTTATTCTAAAATATCAAGAAGCTATGTATGGAGACCAAACGGCAACATTACTTCAAATGTTAGGGATTACAGATAATAGCGAACTGGGAAAGAATATTTTAGAAGAACAGGTAGAAGACCTAGTTCATACACAACCAAAAGTAGTGAGCAGAAATCCAAAGAAAGCCAAGAAGAGACACAAGAAATAGATTGGGACGATATATTTTACAAATGCAGAACTTGGTTTAACATGACTAAAGATGAATTTATGTATGATTTTTCATTAGAATATATCGTTTATATGATTAATAGATATATCGAAGATAATTATACAACGAATGATTCTGAAGAAGAAGGCATGCGAGTTACTAACGCAAGTAATGTACTGTAGGAGGTAAAAATGACAAATTACATGGATAAAGTCGGTGTCATACTGACTGCAGAAGGTGTAGGGTCTTTTACCTCTGCTATTAAGCAAGGTGAAAATGCCTTACGACAACTTCAAGCAGAAGCTAGAAGAAACATAGCTTCATTAGGTAGTGGTGCGAAAGCGTACGATATCTACAAAGCAAAGATGAGTGGACTAACTACTCAAATGAAGCAATCAGCGAGTAATGTTAATAATTTAAAAACTAAATATGATGCTTTAAAGAAATCTACTAGTGAAATACCCAAAGAGATTGAAAAGTTATCAAATACTTTCAGACAAAAGCAATCAGTTCTAAAGACTAATGGAACGTTATTACAAAGTCAAAAAGAGCATTTAAAACACTTAGAAAGCACTTATGGTAAGAGTAATACTGCGGTTCAAAAGTATAAAGAAACAGTAGCTAATACTAGTAGGGAATACAAAAAAACAGAACAAGAAGTAAAATCACTTGAAGCACAAATTAAAGGTCTAAATAGCACATTATCTACCCAACAAAAAGAATTAGGGGCATTACCAACAAAAATAGCTAATGCTGAAACTAGTTATTTTAAATTAAGAGATGCAGTTGAAAAAACGCACACTGCATTTAGAAATAGCGGTGGTAGATTAGCAGATATTTCTCAAAAATTTAACAACGCAGGAACAAAAATTCAAAATCTTGGACAGGGAATGTCAAACACTGGTGATGCAATTACAAAAGCTACTAGTGGAATAACAGCTGGAATGCTTTTAGCTGGGCGTGCAGCAATAAACTTTGAAAGTGATTTTGCTGGAGTAGTAAAAACGGTTGATGGTAGTCCAGAACAACTAAATAGAATTAGACAAGGATTCTTAGATTTATCAACACAGATTCCAGTAAGTGCTAATCAGTTAGCTAAAATTGGAGAAATAGCTGGGCAATTAGGAATTAAAACAGAAAATATAGTTGATTTTACCAAAACAATAGCAGACTTAGGAGCAACTACAAACCTATCTGCAGAAGAAGGAGCTACAAGTTTAGCGCAATTCATGGCAGTTATGGGAACAAGCCAAGATAAAATAAGAAATTTAGGATCTACGATAGTAGAATTAGGAAATAACTTTGCAACAAATGAAAAAGCAATAGTTGAAATGTCACAGCGCTTATCTGGTATGGGGAAACAAACTAATATGACTGAGGCTGATGTATTAGGTTTAGCGGCTGCAATGAGTACAGTTGGTATCGAAGCAGAGGCTGGTGGTAGTGCTATGACACAGACCATGACTAAAATGCAAAACGCTGTAATGGGTGGCGGAAAAGAATTAGCTGCATTTGCTAAGACAGCGGGAGTAAGTACAAATGAATTTGCCAAAGCTTTCAATGATAGACCAGTACAAGCATTAGAAATGGTGCTTAAAGGATTGGAAAACGTAAAAAAAAGTGGAGGAAATGTAAATGATGTTTTAGAAAGTTTAGGAATTAAGGGTATTCGAGAAGCTGATGCAATGAAACGTCTAGCAGGAGCTTTAAACGGAGATAGTGGATTAGGGAAAGCATTAGAAATTGCTAATAAAGGTTGGAAAGAAAATACAGCCTTAACTAAAGAAGCGAATATCCGTTACCAAACTAGTGCAAGTAAAATACAAATTGCAAAAAATGAAATTCAAAAAATGGCAATTGAAATGGGATCACAATTATTACCGAGATTAGCAGAAGCATTACAACACTCTAAACCATTAGTTAAAACACTAGGAGATATGCTATTGTGGTTTAGTAAATTACCACCTACAGTTCAATTAGCGGTATTAGGATTCGGACCGCTATTATCAATACTAGGTAGGGTAACAACGGGTATTGGTGGTGGAGTAAAAGCTATTGGTTCACTAATAAAATGGCTCGGGAAAATATCAACAGCTAAAACAGCAAAGGATCTCACTAAACTTAGTACTAGTATAGCTGGGGTAGGCACACAAGCAGCTAAAACTGGAAGTGCCGCATCTATGCTTATTAATCCATATGTTGCAGGAGCTGCATTGATAGGTACTGCATTTGTTGGACTTGGGTATTTAATATACCGCGAAATGACAAAAGACAGTAGAAACCATGAAACAGCGATAGAACAAACTAATGGTAAATATAAAGAATGGTATGATGCAGTAATTAAAGGTGCAACACAATCTGGGAGTGCTATTGATAGGTTAAAAGGTAATGTTCAAAATAATAGTAAAGCTATTATTGAGGAAACTGAAAAAATTAAAAAAGCTAATACTTCAATCATAGAAAATCTTGATGACAACTTCAAAAAAGGTAGTTGGTTTTCTTCTGATGGAACAATCAGAAAAAAACTAAAAGAAAACCTTAGTTTAAGTGATGAAGATATAAATCAAATAGAAAATAAATTTAGAAGTTATGGAATTATGCTTGGTAATTCATTATCTAGTATTCAATCTAGTTATTTAGAGAATAAAAATATAACTTCTGAATATGCAGTGGCTCAAATTAAGACTATTAATGATTTAGCATTATCTACTGTAGAGGGTATTGAAAAACGTAGAAAAGCAGAAAATGATAGATTAAATGATTTAAAAGCAGCTGGGTTAATTGAGGAAGCTGAGTATAGAAAACAATCTGAATTTATTAAGAAAATATTTGATGATTCGGTAACTTCTGTTCGAGAAGCACAAGGTAAAATTAAAGAAATTTTAACTAGAGCAGCAAAAGAACACAGAAGTTTAACAACTCAAGAAATGAGTGAAATAGAAACTTTATATAAAAAATTAGGAAAAAGTGCAGCAGAAGCAGCAACCGAAAGTACAGAAGCGCAAAAACTTCTGCAAAAAGGAATGGAGGAAACAGCGTTAACCGCAAAAATTGCAGCGTTAAAACAAATAGGCTTAATTACTGAACAAAAAGAAGAGTATATAAAAAATCTTGGTTCTATTGAAGATAAAATAAAAGAAGTTAATAGTATTTTAAATAACTGGACTAGTCACTCTGATATTAAATCAATAGGGATTAAATATGAAGGCCATGATCTTGTATTTAATTTTAAAAATGATTATGAAAGAGCATTAGCTTTGCCAGATATAATGAAAGCTATAACCATAGCTGAGAGTCAAGGGCGAACTATTAAAATGACTAAAGAAGATTTAGAATGGTTGGATAAAAAAGGTATTAAACCTAAAAATGTTGAAATCATAGATAAAGCTAGTCAACCTTTAGATAATATTAACGGAAAAATAGATGTATTTAAAAATGCTAGTTTGCCTCCTAAATCAATCATGTTAAGAGATGAAGGAAGCAACAGTATTGATAATGTATTTAAAAAAATATTAGATTATAATGCTCAACCAGTAAATGAAAAAAATCTAAAAGCTAATGACAATGCAAGTCAACCAATATCAGAAGCTCAAGGGAAGTTAGATTTATTTAATAGTACTAATCCAGCAACAAAAAGTTTGATGGCACAAGGGAATGCCACACCATTTACTCAAACCGCTACTGATACATTAAATGTTTTTGGAGCAACCAATCCAGCAACTAAGAGTATAATGGCACAAGGTAACGCAACACCATTTACTGATACTGCTAAAGGTTCGTTAGATAGGTTCAATGAAACACCAACACCTACAAAACAATTAGAAGCTAATGACAATATTACAAACAAAGCTAATAGTGCAGCAGGAGCGATTAGAGGTATCCCTCAATTTTGGCAGTCAGTTATTTCAGTAGTAGCGAGCGGACCTATTCAAATGTTACAAAAATTAGGTTTATTCGCTACAGGTGGAAAGATTGATTTATATGCTCATGGTGGAAATATAGATATGTTTGCTCATGGTGGAATGATTGGGACTACTCAAAGTTTACCACCAAGGTATCAAGGTATTGTAGGAGAAGCTGGTCCAGAATTATTTCAAGTGACAAGAAGTGGTGTGAACATTACACCATTATCAACAAAAGAGAAAATTAAAGGAATAAGTGGAACGTTAGCAGAACAATATGGAACTAATAATCCTAATGTTAATATTACCATCAATGTAACAGGTAATAATATAAACAACAAAGAAGACATTGATACATTAGTAAAAGAGATTGAACAAAAACTAGTGAGATCTATGAAAGAATACAAAAATATGAGTTTTGGAGGTGGTAGAAATGTCGTTACATTATAACGAGTTAATCTTCAAAGGGAAGTCTACCGCCGATTTTCCCTTTGAAATTTTCGTGATAGAAAATGATGGAATAAATAAAGGGAAAAGAAAAGATAAAATATTCACGTCTGATGATATGTCAGGGGGAATTGTAAGAACTTCTACGGCTTACGAACTTGTAGAAAAGTCTTATAAGCTATTAATCCACAATGTAAGATTAAATCAAGTTAATGAATTATTAGTTTGGTTAGAAGGTAGTGGTAAATTAATATCCTCTGATAATCCTGGAAGATATTATGAGGTGTTAACAGTATCTGCAGTTAGAGCTAGACTAGGTGAAGTAGATGAATATGAAATAGATGTAGTATTCACTTGTAATCCATTTTCATATAGTGTTGCTTCTGATATTAAGACATACACAGGTAATGGAGTTATCAACAATGAAACTAATGTAATAATGTATCCTAAAATCATTCTATATGGGAATTCAACGGGTGACACATCATTAACCATAGGTAATCAGGTAGTCAGATTAAAACAACTATCTGAAAAGTTAGTTATTGAATGCAAACAAGGAGAACAAAATGTATATGATAAGAATGGAAATCTATTAAATAGTGTAATGCTAGGAGCGTTCTTTGAGATTAAACCAGGAGTGAGTGGGATTGTTCTAGGAAATGGAATTACTAGGTTAGAAATAGAGTGTAGATGGGGGGCGTTTGTTTAATGTTATGGTTATATGATGAATTTGAAACAGATTTTACTTATAACGGAATAGTATTGAATAATGCTTACGATTCAGACATTCACTGGGTGTTGAATACAATGTATAAATTGACATTCAAATATCCAACAGTTGACAACGATCTATATTCTTTCATTGAAAAAGGAATGATTGTAAAAGCTGATGAGCATAACAGAACAAACTTATTTAGAATTAAAGATATTGATATATCTGAAAATGATAAATGTATCATTGTTACAGCTTATCAAAAGAACTATGATTTTAGTAAAAGATTAGTGAATAACTTTAGTAGAGTAAGTGTTGGGTGTATGTCAGTACTAGATGAATGGTATAGCAACTTTCTATCAACTGAAAAGGATTTTTCTTATTATTCTGATATAGATGATACAAACTCATTCTCTAGTTATAAAGATGAAAAAGACAACCAACCCAAGGCATCATTCGATTTATTAGGAGAAATAGCAAGTTTATATCATGCAGATATAGATATGCATGATAAACAAATTAGTTTATTGAAAAAACTGGGAAGAGATACTGAAGAGGTATTGACTACAGCTAAGAATATAAGTGAATTTGTTAATACTAGTAATTCAGATGAAATAGTAACAAGAATATATGCTACTGCTACTTTTAAAGTAGGAGATAAAGATGATAAGAAGGATTTACAAGCAAAACACAGAGAAGAGTTACGAGCCTTAAGGCAGTCTCAAAAAGAATATTCACAAAATAGAAATGCTGAAAAAAATGCTCAACAAATACAAGAAGAGATAGCAAAAAAGTATGCTAAGGAACTTGCTAAACAAAATAAAGTTATAAAACGAAGTGGAAGAATATTAAAATCATATTCTCAAATAGAATCAGAAGTCAGGGCTAAATACCAGATTAGAGAACAAAAAGCACAGGTTAGAAAAGCAGAAAGTCAAGCATTAGCTGATAAAAAAAAGGCTGAAATAGAAGCTTTGAAAGCTAAACAAAAGGATCAATTAAATGCATTAGATGAAGAAGTAACAATTAGTTTAGTTGTGGAAAGTCCGTTAATAAATGACTACCCATTCATTAACGAAATGGCTGTTTCTAATAATGATTTAAGAACAGCTGAAGAACTTGAAGAATGGGCAATGGAATATTTTACTAGAGAAAATATTGATAAACCAAAAAACTCTATTAAAGTTAGTTATGAACAATTATCAGAAAATATAAATCGAGGTGACACTGTAATTTTAAAATATTTAAAATATGGTGTCGACGAAAGAATAAGAATAGTAGAAACTCATTATGATCCAATGTTAAAAAAATGGAAAGAGTTTGTATTAGGTGAAAAAGAAGGAAGATTAAGTTCAGAAATTTCTCATTCTAGTAGAGGAGCAGAAGTTAGAGCGAACGCTTATACAGATCTTATATCTCTAGATATAGAAAAGAAAGTACAAGAGAGAAGTGAAAATTTTAATAGAGTTTTCGAAAAAAAAGCTGAAGAATTAAAACAAACTGTTGAAGATGGAGTTGAACGTGCTAAATCAGCAAGTGAAGTATTTAAAAATGAATTACATACAGATATTAACAATGAAGTTAATACTTTCAAAACAGAAGTCAACTCAACAATAAAAGAGTTCAACAGCAAATTATCCAGCTTTGATGGTGGTAATTTAGATGAACTTAGAAAGAAAATTGAAGAGACTAAACAAATAGCTGAAACTACAGTTAAAATGGTAGGAACAGACGATAGTATCACTTACAACAAGAACAGATTAGAAGGTGCTACCGAGCGAGAGATACCATTAGGAACAGCTTATATTGAATTATCTCATAATGGAGATGGTTTTGAAGTAGGCAAAGAATATACTATAAGTTGGGAAGCAGAGTGTAGAACACATGATTTTACAGATGTAAAAGTGATATTTAATAAACCTTTACCTTTTGTTGCAAGACTAAGTTTAGTATCTAAAAACAATCTATATCCTAGAGTAGATAAAGTGCTAGAAAAAGGAACAAAAGAAGTGGACTTACTTCACATCTATAGTTCTACTTATAGCAACTTATTACTTAGCGATTGGCTGGAGATGGTATATACAACAGTAGAAATATCCAATAAAAATGTTTTGAATATCAATATAACTTTTAAAAAGATAGCAGATGCTAATGACCGCCCAGAGTTTACAGAAGATTGGATGAAAGAATGGCAAGGGGAGTGGAACGAACAACCACAATACATATTAGATGGAGGTGCTAACTAGATGTCAATAGAAAAAATACCATTAAGGGTACAACACAAAAGAATGACAGCTAACGAGTGGCGAAGTAGCTCTCTTATCCTCCTAGACGGAGAAATAGGTGTAGAAAGCGATACAGGATATTTAAAGGTTGGAGATGGTAGAAGTAGATTTACTAACCTAAAATATCTCAAAGGAGACAAAGGAGATAGAGGGGAAAAAGGACAACAAGGGGAGCGAGGGCAACCCGGTAGAGATGGAACTAACGGGAGTGCTGGGCAAAACATAATTAATCAACAAAATAAACAACCTATGAAATATTGGGCTGGAACGGAAGCTCAATACAACGCAATACCGGTCAAAGACCCTTATACGATATATGATGTATTTAAGTAGGTGCTATTATGGATAGATTGAAAATAATGGTGGGTGACAAAAAAGTTATTCAAAGATTTATTGGAGATAAATTAGTTTGGGAGAGTATAGTGTTGTTAAAACATATGGAAGATGCATTTGTGCAAAAAAAAGACTCTGAAATTTATATAATCACTTTTTATCCTATGAATATTGATGTGAAAAGTATTACAAAAATAATCATAGAAAATGTGGAAATATCTAATTTTTCTTCTATAGAATACGCAGAAGGAGGCACAGAAGGAGACGATATAGGCGATGTAAGCGTTGTTAAATTCACTCCCAAAAGTGAAGATTTTGAAAAAATAACAGAAGGGTCTTATTTAAGTGTGAAATTTTGGGGAAGGGGGTAGTGTATGGATATAGAAATTCAAAATAAAAAAAACGAAGCACTTTTTAAAAATGGTAAATATCAATTCACATTTATCCCTAAACTTCCTACAGAAAAAATCAAAATACATCACATGGGATGTGTTGGAGATACTAGATTAAATCACATTCAGTTAGAACAAGGGGAAGAAGCGACATTTTACATGGCTCCGGAACGGAAAGTCAATTCTTTAAGTGGGATATTTAAACAATTAAGAGATTTAGATGTTCAGATGCGAGACCAAAATAGCGAGCTTTGGGGTAAAATTAAACTTAATAATGCTGGAGCTATTTTAGATTTTTACAATAAAAATATCAAAACAGAAATTACTACGTTAGCTGGTAAGGTTAATGTTGCTATAAGTGAACTTGATAATAAAGTCTTAAAGAAAACAGATGTTTCCGTTACCTCTAATGGGATTACGATAGGAAGTGGAAAAACTATTGATGGAAGAACTATTGCTAGTATTATGAAAGTGCAGCCGGATAGCATTGACTTAATAAGTCCACTTATTAGAGTAACGGGAAATATGGTTGTAGATGGAACGCTTGAGGGTAGAAAAATCAAAGCTAATACTTTGGAAACTGGACACCATAAAGCAGGAAGTATAACAACTGAACTACTTGCAGCTAATGCAGTTAAAGCGGATAAAATATTAGTTAACAATGCTATGATTGAAAAATTCTTGGCTAATAGTGCTTTTATTACGGAATTGTTCGCTAAAAGAGCATTTATTAACCAATTACAAACAGTCAAGATAACTTCTACTCAAATAGATACAGAAAGCCTTAGAGGTAAAACTATAATCGGAGCTGACATAATTGGTGGTACAATAACAGGTCGAAGTAAAATAGTATTAGGTGAGTACGGATATATGCAACCAACAGAAAGTGGAGGACTTCAAATTAATTCTCCTCACAACTATACAAGTAAAGATGGTATAGGTATTCAAATAGTAGGAGGAAATAATAGAGGTAAAGATGTACCTTATGGAATGTTTATTTATCAAGATAGTGATTTCACAGTTGGAGGCTACACCCCTGTAGACACAGATGCATATTTATTGACGGTTAAAGGTTATATAAACACAAAAGGAGTTAACAATTTAAAATTTGCTAACTACACAGATGGAAGTACATCTATAGGAGTTTGGAATAGAAATGTAGATTTACTATTTGATAGTTCTGCTAATGATATATTTTATGATTATGCCAACACTAAATATAGTCTTTGGGAAATAATAAAATCTCACTTTGATACTACTTCTGATGTAAGATTAAAAACAGATATTATCAATTCAGAAGTTAACGCTCTTGATAAACTAGAATTATTCTCATTTAAGAGTTTTAATTGGAAAGAAAGAAAAAACTTTGGAACAAAACCTTATATAGAAATAGGATTGATTGCTCAAGATGTAGAAAAGATAGATAAGAATTTTGTGAAGATGGTCGGCGAGTATATGACGTTAGACAATTTTAATTTGTTAACTTTCAATCTGAAAGCTACTCAAGAACTATATTATCGTGATTTAGAAAAAGATAAAAAAATAATCAAGTTAGAAAAAAGAATTGAACAGATGGAGGAAAAACTATATGCAGCATAACGAGGTACAACCAATACATTTAATAGCTCAAGAATTAAGTGAGAAAACAGTAGAGCTTGCTCATTATAAAGTAGCTTATCAGCTACTTAATGAAGAAGTGGAAGAACTAAAAGGGTTAAAAGAATTGATTGACTCTAACAAGGAACTAAAAGAGTTGGTAGAGGAGATAAAGTCTAAGGAGGATAAATAATGGCATTAGAACTTATTGACAGAACAGCAATACCGGAAGCTGGTGGATATAAAAGTGTATCTGTTAATTTCTCATTGAGAAAAGGTAGTGTATTTTTAACTGGTGGAGCTGATTTACCGGGTAAATACGCTACAGTAACAGATAATGAAATATTAGAGGAAATAAAACGTCAATTAGCAATCCAAATGTATGAGGGTGACTCTACACCGGCATTAATCACAGAATATGCTAATTTAACTCGTCAAATGATTGTTTTAGGAAATGGTAATGTAGATCATAAAGCAAGGGAAAAAGCACTACATAAATTAGTTAATAAGGTTAACAAAGGTAATGATAAATTGCTTATGACCTTGCTGTTAGATGTACTGGATGCTAAAACTATCAATGACAACAGAGACGTTATTATTGATGCGTTTGACTCATACGAGATAGGAGTAGAGTATTCAGTAGGAGATAAATTTAAATACGATAATCGACTATTTGAAGTATTAGAAGAACATACATCAGTTGAGGTGTGGAAACCTACTAGTGAGCCTACTAAATACAAAGAGCTATCTTTAACTAGGGAGGAAACGGACAAGAAAGAAGATTTAGAAGATGAAGCAGGACGTTATATCACAAAAGCACAATTAAATGATGCAATGGCCGGAGTATTTCAAGCGGTTATGAAAGCTGTAGAAGAAATGTTTGAGGAAGAAGAAGGAGGAGAAGAAAATGGAAATTCTGAACACACTAGCGATGGGGTATCACACAGCGAAGGGGGTATTGAGAGTAATGAGACCAAGTAGATTAAGATTTAAACCTACTGATTTTTTAGTTAGACTTCATGTAGAAAGAATAATCGGCGGTGGACGTACGATTGAAGATGTACCTAATATCGGCAATCTTAGAGAAGTAGTGCAGCAAGAAGTCAATAGAATTTTAAAAGAAGCGGAAGAGAAAAAAGGGCAAGAATAATCTTGCTCTTTTAAATTTATAAAGGAAGTGAGGACAATGAATTTGTTTGAGTGGTTAAGACAGTTTATAGAAACGGAAGATGGGAAGATACTATTTATATTAACAATGATAGTATCCGCAATGATTATTGATTTTCTAACAGGAACAATAGCTGCAAAAGTCAACTCTAATATTACCTTCAACTCGAAAGCTGGAATTAATGGTATTTTGAGGAAATTGGCTAGTATTTCAATTATGGTATTTTTCATTCCATTATCAGTATTAATACCAGCGGGAGCAGGAGTAGCGTTAGTATACACCTTATATATCGGATATTTAGTAATGGAGTTAAAAAGCATCGCTGAAAATTTAGGTAAAATGGGAGTGGATATAGAAACATTGAAAGATATTATAGATTTATTAAGTAAAAATAAGGGAGGTAAATAATATGACAGAGTTACAACAATTTATAAGCCCAGCGGTAGTTGGGATATGTTGGCTTATAGGAAATACTTTAAAATCAAGTGTACCTAAGTTACCAAACAATTACATTCCGTTAGCGTTAGGATTGATAGGTGCTATTTTAATGACGATATTAAATGGTTTTAGTGGGTTAAATTTAATAATTGGTGTAGTTAGTGGACTTAGTGCTACTGGAGTACATCAAGCTTACAAAGGTATTTTAAAAAATGAAGAAAATAATAAAACTGATGGAGAAGAACGTTATCCGGGTAATTAATTAAAAACATAAAAACACTATTAAATGGTTGAGGTAGATTTCTACTTCAACCTTATTTTTTGAAAAAGGAGCTTAAAATTATGGCAACGCAATTAGAAATGATTAATTGGGCGAAGGCTCAAGAGAATAAATGGATTGATGTAGATGGTGCTTACGGTGCTCAATGTGTTGATTTAGCAATGAAATATTGTCAAGTATTTGGTGGAATGACACCACATGGTAACGCTATTGACTACTTATCAAACGCTATCCCAAGTGATTGGAAGCATTATTCAAGTGGAGAAATTCAACCCGGAGACCTTGCTATTTGGAAGTGGGGTAGTTGGGATATATACGGTCATATCGGCATTGTTATTTCTGTCAACGGTCGATATGTAACATCTGTTGAGCAAAATGTAGACGGTGCAGCAGTCGGAGTAGGCGGGTATGCACGTATAAGAACTAGAGATGATAGTTGTTTAGTAGGATTTATCCGTCCAGCTTATTCAGAGAATGGTTGGGTTAAAAATGCTACAGGTTGGTGGTATGATTTAGGAAATGGCGATTATTACAAAGATTGTTGGAAAATGATTAATGGCTCATGGTTTAAATTTAATCAAAATGGATATGCATTAGAAAATCAATGGTATCATGACGAAACTACTAATCGTTGGTATTGGTTAGATAATGGAGGATATATGGCAAGTAAATCATGGCGATATATCAATAACCATTGGTATTATTTCCATGAAAATGGAGAAATGGCGACTGGTTGGGTAGAATATCAAGGTCGTTGGTATTACCTTAACATCGAAAATGGAGATATGGTATCAGAGGAGTATCGTAAGATAGGTGACTATTGGTATATGTTCAACAAGGACGGAGAAATGCAAACCAATAAAAAAATGGAAATAAAAGAAGATGGAACTATCAGGATGATAGATTAAAATAACTTAATAAAGACGTTATTACACCCCCTTTAATTAGGGGGTATTTTTTTGTTGACAAAATTAAAAAATAGTGTTACATTAAAGATAACCAAATACCATTCCCTTTTTACTTCGGTTAAGGGAATGTTTTTTTTTATTGACAAAATTAAAAATTAATAGTATTATGAAATTGGCATAAATACGGTATTTTATTGTTTGAGAGAGTGTATATTTTGAATCTTATACAATCAAAGTTCAAATCAAGATTTATCTATATTGCCTTTTGGCTGAGCTGGTGTCAGCTCATTTACCCCTTGACAAAAGTTGAGGGGTATTTTTTTATGATCTTTTTAAAACTTTTTCCAAAAAACTATTGACACGTTATAACGTGTATGTTATAATCAAAGTACGAAGCAAGAAACGAGGTAAAAGGGAATGGGAAATTACATAAAAAAAGATGGAAGATATATATTGATAGAGCCTACTAAACAAGAGATACTTAGCAGTGCATCATGCGCAAGATATGTTAAAAGTTCAAGATATGAAACTTTGACATTCGATATAAGTAGATACAACGACAAAGTAGTTTTGGATATAGTAAAAATTACTCACAATAATAGATTTTTAGACAAGCCCGCTGTTAGAGAAGTGACAGTGGTAATAAAAGGAGATTCTGAAGAATATATTAACTCTGAATCTGAGTGGAGCGATAGAATTGATGTATTCGAATTCTTACACGAACTAAAACTTGATTATTACGGAGTGGTTAAAATTTTCAACGAAGGAGTAAAAATTGGAGATAAAGATTACTTATCTACTATTGTTCCTTTTGAATTTAGAGAATCTAAAAAAATGAAACTATACAAAAATGTTAGTTCAGAAGATTTAGATAAAATCTTAAAAGAAGGTATCCTACCTATTTCAAAAACTGGTAACGATAACTGGGAAGGCAATAGAAGAGCAAATAATTCAACAGAAGTAGTTTACTTGTTCAATCCAACATCAGAAGTTAAAAGTTTCCCACAATATGGTGACGTGGTGCTTGAGGTAGAAGTAGAGGCATACAGAAATGAAATTGCTCCTAATGATTCTAACCGTGGTCAATATGAGGAATATATCGTGGCAGAAGTTGAACCAGAACAAATAGTAGGAGTTAGACATGAATAAGTTATCAGAGGCAAAAAGAAAAGCTAATAAAAAATGGGATGATAAGAACAAAGAGCGCAAGGCTTATATAGTCAAGCGCTCCACTGCTAGAAATTTCATAAAGAATATGAATCGTGAGGATATTCAGGAGTTTGAGCAATTAATCCAGGAGCGTAAGGAAAGAAAAGAGTAGTTGTTATTGACATCTACTCTTTTTTTATTGACAAATTTTTTTAAAAATTTTCCAAAATAACTATTGACTTTATACATCATATGATGTATAATTATAAATATAAAGGA